CATCTCGGATGGTACACCAGCATCACCTTTGGGATCAATGAGCCGGGCTGGCTCTCGGGTAGCTTGTTTGATGGCCCACCGTAACGGGGCCTCATACTTTCCAATTACGTCCCGCAAGTCCTCATGAAGGCAGCGGTAGACGAGAACGTCCAGCGGCTTAACCATGTAATCCCATCGTCCCTAAATTTTTGATGAAGGCGGGTGGGACGTGCCCGCCCTCATCCCCAAACTCATTGAGTCCGGGTCGCGTGATTGTTTAATACTGCAATTTTGCCGTATTGAAGAGTGTCGGCGGCGATTTCGCTCATCTGGATTTTTCCGCCCTAAATTGCATGGACACTATCGACATCAAACTGGCCCACTATTCCTTTCGTTTCAAACCGCTTACGTGGCGTGAGGAATTTACCATCAAATTCGAAAAGAACAGAGATCGTCTGCGAACGATTCTGGCAGCCTCTCTGGTCGAAGTGTCCGGCCTGCCGATCAAAAACTGCGACGATGGGTACCGTGTCATGGAAGCCATTCCATCCACGATCATAGAGAGAATCCTGTTGATTTTCAAGGGACAATCCCCAACCCCCCGCATTTTTCACACTGTTGGTTTGTATCAAGCCCCGGAACCGAATAAATTCCGCAAGACGCTGGATGAAGCTGAGGCCCAGCGGGATGAGATCGGTGACCGTCTTGAGCGGGAGATGATTAACAAATTCGGTGCCCAAGAGGTGCGAGAGGCCCGAGAGTTGGATCGTAGAATCCTCGAAGGCTCCAAGCTTCGCGGCGGTACGGCACCGTCGCCGGATTTACCAATCGAGTTGTCGAAGCCCGAGGCCCCAACAACTGAAGCCCCGAAAGGGGAGATTCGCGAGCGAACACGCATCCTGACCGAGGAAGAAGTTCAGGAGATGGAGAAGAAGGGCAAACCCCGTGGCCGCTAATCGAACCATAATCGCCCCCTCCGGTAAGGACTTGATGCGGAAGATCAACGCAGGCGAGCTTAAAATGGCTCCGCTTGAGTATGTTGAGGAAATCAAGGACAAGATCAGCGAGAACTGTGAGGAGCTTATCGAGGTGGGAGCCCGCATTCGCCCGCTCATGGTTGACAACAAGCGGGTCGGTTGGGTGCGTGGAGTGCATGCCCACGAGCGGAAGATGTTCAAACGCTGGGTGAAAGACCCCAACGATTTCATCGCGACAATCCTGAACATTGCAACGACGTTTTCCAAACCAGAGATCGAGGCACTGTCGTCGATTGAGCTTCGCAGTCTGGCCGAAGTTGTGAAGCAGATGTCTGATTATGACGCCTCACTCTACCCATACCTCGCGGCTTATGTCACAACCCAATCCTCGGAAAATATGTGGCATAGCCGGGGAGAGGGCTTGTCCTCCTATGAAAATCGGATCGTGACGCTGCCGGATGAGAAGACGATCACCATCGTCCTGCCGCCAGATCACGCCCGTGCGTGGGCGAGCTTGTGTCACTATCGCGACGATGCGAAACGCCGTCTCGACGACAATTTCAACGCCTTGTTTGTGGTGCGACCAACGGCAGGCAAAAGTGCTGATCCTGTTCACAATGAGTTGATGAATGTCGCCCGGCAATTGGAAACGGATTCGCTTGAGCCATGGGAGAAGGTTGTTCGTATCGCCCCAGAGGTTGATGTCACGGATGGATGGGCTCACGCTGGGGACTCTGAGGCTGACCTGTTGCGTGAAATGAAAGGCATGCTCGCCAACGATAAACACGAACGTTTGATGGCGGCTTGGCAGAAGCAGATGGAAGCTGAAGCTGACACCCAGAAAAAGAAACTGGAGGCTATCCATCGCGAGCGTGGCGGGCCGGGCATCACCCAGCGGATGGAAATCCTCACAGACGCCGAGGTCAAAGAGCGGCAGAAAGCCATCAAGCAGGGCAATCAGCCGAAAGCCAAACCTCAGCCGACCCGCGAAGAACGGGAAGTTCAACCCAGTATTTTGGATCGCCTTAAGCGGTATCAATAACAGTGATTTCCGCTTCCTTGGCTGTAGACCAAGTTTGTAGGGGCACCCAAATTAAACGGCCTTCGGGCTGTTGTAAGTAACTCATAGAAAGAGCAGCATTTAGGAGTGTTTTATGGAAGAGAAGGTACAGCAGGCGAAAGACGAGCTTGCTTCTCAAGTGCAAGAAACCCCGCAGTCGCTTGAAGAGGTGATTGCCGGGCTACGCGGCTTCGGAGTTGAAGAGGTGGAAGACATCCTCTCGCTGAAGTCCAAGGGATACACGGTCAACGTCCGAATCGCCAACATCCCGACAGCCGACGAGATGGACGCTTTGATGGCAGCCGAGGAGTATAAGGGCTACCTGTGGATTAAGCGGGTGAAGATTGAAATTCTTTCCCGATCCATTTCATGGATCGGCGGCAAGAGCCTCCGTGGGTTGACTACGCAGCAACGGCTCGTGCCCGACCCGACAGACAAGGGTGTGCTGAAGGACGTGCAGGTTGTCCTCCGCAATCTGATGCTGACGTGGGGTGAGGAAGTCACAGAGGTTTTGTGGCGTGTCCTCATGGTGCACTCGCAGAAGATCGAGGATCGGTTGAAGGAAGAGTTCCCGGACTCGGCCATCATGACGGAAGTTGAACGTCGGTTGTTTGAGCAGGCGATGAAGTACGTCGAGACTACTCAGCAAAAAGCGATTGTCGATGAGACCGAACAGATATTCGACGCACAGGCCATACCGCCTGTCGAAGGAAGGGTAAGCTAACTAAATGGCAACACCTCCAATGCCGCCCGGTGGTGGGGCACCACCCGGAACACCTCCCGGTGGGGGCGGGCCTCCGTTCGATCCAACTCTCGCCGAAAATATCCGGCGAATGGCGGAAGCGACCGAGGCTATCAAGGACAACATGGCACAGACTGTCCGTGAGGCTAATGACCTCGCGGGCAAAGTCCGTGGCTCGCGTTTTGAGTTTCGAACGCTTCTTGATACAGCGGAGAAGGCAGAAGAGAGCATCAAGGCCCTTGCTACTCACACGAAAAATGTGACAAAAGCAGCAATGGGGGCGAAGTCTGGTTTGGCTGGTATGCAGCAGGCCTACCAAGAAATCATTGCGTCCTCGGAAGAACTCCTCGCAACAGGTAAGCTTACTCACAGACAGCAAGCCGCACTCACTCAAGAAGTTGCTCGACTGAAAGAGGAACAGGCTGAGTTGGCCAAAGAAACGAAGTACACTGCGGATGAGCAGGAGAAGTATGGCCGCTCGATTCAACGCAGTGCGATTGGTATGGGTAAGCTTGTTGACGTGGCAAAGAAGCTGGAGTTGAAGGGCTTCTCCCGTGAGTTGGATGGGATCAGCAAAACCCTGAGTGCTATGGGTGTCAACCCCAAATTCCTCAAAGAAATTCAAGACCTCCAGAAACGATCTGCCGATGTTAAGACTGCCATCGAAGACACACAGAGACAGCGTGGTGCAGAGTTTAAGGGACAGAAGTCCGCTGCGATCACAAAACTAGGCCTCAGAGGAAAAGAAGTAACTTCGGATAGCATCGAAGCTGTGGCAAAAGAGATGGGGCTGACGGGTAAGAAAGCCCAGATTTTCAAGCAAGGTGAAATGGCCAAGGCCGGGCTTTTGCCTGAGGGAGCCGACGTTGAGGGTGCGACGAAGGCGTATGAAGCTTTGGCTGGCGGTGAGACTACAGGCGTGATGGGTGCCGTCGAAAGCGGGCTCAGCGGCGTTGCCGATGCTGCCATGGAAGCCGCCCCCTACATTATCGCGTTGAAAAAGGCCGCTGAGTATGCGGTTAAGGCGTGGGATGCTCTCGCTCAACAGCGGCAAAAAATGGAAGAGAGTCTAGGTAATGCTGGCCTCTTTGGCTACGCCCCCGGTGCTGAGGGTTTCGCTAATGCCCGTGCGGCTCTGACGCCCGGTGGTCTCGGGTACACCCAGTTAGGTTTGAGCTTTGAGCGAAACATGAAAATGGCTCAGGCCGTTGGCGAATCAGGGTACGCATTGCCTGAAGTCGGCGGCGAGAACGCCCAGAAATTGGCGGGCAATCAGTTTGCTCCCGGCTCTTTCGGTATGATTCAGCGTACTGCCGCGACGACTGGCCGTCTTCTTGGCATGAGCGATGTGCAGTCAGTTGAGCAGATTATGAAGCTCCTGACAAAATATCAGGTTGCTCTTGACCAGACGGACGATTTCTTCCTTGGAGTTCAGAAGGGGGCCAAGGCAGCGGGCCTTAGCTACACGAAATACATCTCCCTCCTTGACGGTGTGTTGGAACACTTTACCCGCATGAACAAGTCCATCGAACAGGTCACAAATGTTTTGATGGTTCTGGGGAAGACGGGTGTTGATACGGCTGACGACCTGCAAGAGTACTTGGACACCCTCACTGGTGCCAGCACGAAACGTGATATCGCACCTGAAGCTTACATCATCGACAAGGCCCAGCCCGAGTTTAAGAAGGCCTCCGGCACATTCCAGAAACAACTCGCGGCAAACGCGGCTGAAGTCCTCGGCCAGATGAGTATCCCAACGGAAAAGGGCGGGCTGCCCCCGTTGAATATTGACGTTGCTTCGGTTCGTGGTGCGTTTGAAAGTGGTGATGCTGGGAAGATGACCGAGGCTATCCAAAGTATGACGATGGCCGCGTCGGAGCTTCCTGATGAGCAAAAGAAGTTGTGGACTGGGCACCTTGAGAAGCTGACACAGATGATGACGCAGTTGCAGGGCCTCCGTGCTGGTGCAGGCGGCGGTGTCGGTGGTGCGTTCTATCAGGAATTGTACGGCAAGAGCCCGGTCGCTTCGACCATCGTAGCTCGAACTGCATTGCAGCAGGCCGCTTCAACATCCGGGATGGATATGAAGCAGTTCTTGCAGGGGAAGGCCCTCTCGGATAATGCTCTCGGTACCTTGTCCGGCGTCGCTAAAGTGTTCGGTGAAACCCCAGAAGCCTATGCCCAGAAGCAACGCGACGCCTTGATGGGCGGTGCTCGTGGTTTCTTGAAGTCGGCCCAAGAGGGTGCCCTGCCGGAAGATCAGGCAAAGCTCATCGTCGAAGGACTGCACAAGCAGGGTGTTCCGATTCAGGTTAAGGGCATCTCCAACTACGGTGTCTACCTGAAGAAATTCCTGAAGGACAACGAAAAGAACCTCGGCAACTCCGTGTTGAGCTTAGCGGCCTCCGACCAGATGAACGATTTGTTGGTCAACCAGATGGCTGCTGATACAAAAGCCACACAAGCACAAAAGAACGCCGCTCGCGATCAAGCGGCTAAGGTTGCCCGCCTGACTCAGACCTCAGCCGACATGGTTGCAAACGCATTCTCGACGTGGATGAATCGCCTCGTTGATTACACTGGCGGCATCTTCAAAAAGATTGGTGAAGCCAAGCCAGCCTCAGAAATGTTGAAAGACCTTGCAGCGAAAGACAAAGGCAAGGGATTGGAAAATCTGTCTGTCGCTTTGGAAGATCAGAAAGCTGCGTTGCAGGGGCAGATCGACCAACTCGAAAAGATTGGTGATCTCAGTGAAGATCAGAAGAAACAGCTTTCAGCGGCCCATCAAGAATTGTCCGATGTTAATGACGGCCTCGGTGAGCTTTCATCCTCGACCCTCACGTCTGACATGAAGGATCAGCTTAATAAGCTGTACTCCAAGTACGTCGATACGGAAGACAAAAAAGCCAACGACCGGAAGCAAGCCATTGCTGAAGTCACCAAGGGCGGCAACATGGTTAGCTCCATGGATGTTTACAAGGCCGTCTCTGCGATGCCCGGAGCCATGGGCAGTGGCATCAACACCCTGACGTTCAAGAACCAAGACCTTGCGGGCAATCAAGACCTCGTGGATGCTCTCAACAAACTTCAGGGTACGGGTCAGATCACGGCGAAGCCTGTTACGGGCATGTATGGCCAGAAGATGTATCAGATCACGATCAATCAGTACAGTGCGGACATTTCCCACATCTCTCCGATTGATCCCAGCAGTTTCAGATCGACGGATGACTCCGCTACGACTGGCGGGGCCGGGCCAACGCCGCCGCAGCCGGGCTCAGGTAACCCGCCCGGACTCTCAGGAGTTAAACGCTAATGCCAGCGACTTCGATTCAATTGACGCCGACAGTGGTGGACGCGATTCAAAGTGCCGCCCTTCAGTACGGCGTAGACGCTCGCGTGATGGAGGCGATTGCCGCCGTGGGTTCCGGTGGAGCACAGGATTATGTTTCCAGCACGGGGGCGGTTGGGGTGATGTCCGTTACGCCAGAGGTTGGGCTCGCTCTGGGCTTTGATGTGACCCAGCAGTCCCAAAACATTTTGGCTGGGGCGGCTTACCTGCACACACAACTTGAGAATTTCGGCGGGAACTACGCCCTCGCTATTGCTGCCTACTATGCGGATGCGGATACGGTTGAGTTCTATGATGGTGTCCCACCGCTCCCGCTTATCCAGAATTTTGTCTATAACGTGACCTCGCTGGCAGCAAAAGCTGGCTGCCCGTATGTTTCGCAACAGGCCACGCTGAAGAGTGCGTCCCTGTTTGACGCAGGTACGTCGGCTGCCGCGTCCTCGTTTAAGTTGACGGCGGGAAACTACACGCCGCCGCAAGGAACGGTTGTGGATACACAGCAGTCTGCGGGATTCCAGTCCTCGCTGTATGAGCAATTGCAGATCGACACGGGTTTGAATCCTACGCCGTGGTACGATCCGGGTTCTGGCCTCCTGACGGGCAACCCGCGTGTGCGTAGAAACGTTCAGCCTGTGACTTTCCAGATTTTCCTGAGTCAGCAGACCGGACAGCCGCTAACAAACCCAGACACGAATCAGCCAATCGTTCTGGAATTGAACACCTCCATGACCGACTTCGAGATCGCGAGCAAGCATGTCTGGAGTCACACACCCTCACGCACGGGGGTTCACATCACCCTTTGGGGGATGGAACCTGATCTCATTTCAGGTAGCGGGTCTACCGGAGTTTTCCTGAACAGGTTTGGCCTGACGGATTTTTTCAGCGTAGCCAATGTAACGGACGACATCAAGCAGCTTGTGACGAGCGGGTTTGCTTATTCAACAGGCACACAGGGGCAGGTGTTTCCGAGTTTCGTGAACAACGAGACCATGTTCAACACTATCCTTGCAAAGCAGACGCAGGGGTTTGGTGGGAGCAACATTGACCCGTCTACGGCTTTCCGCGTGGCAGCACAGGATGCTTTCGTTGAATTCCTGTCTATGTTCAAGATGAACGGCAACGTGTGGTTTTACAATCCGTCATCGAATGGGTACCTCAATGGGCAAACGCAATCCACGCCAACCGGGTGGTCGCCGCGAACAGGCACCAGCACTTTCCAGCAAAACGCCCGCAACAACGATGTCTACTCTCGCGGCGGTATCGTGATGCGGTACAGGAACAACTCGTATCAGGGGTATTTCAAGTCGCTCAACTGGACACTAGACGCAGAGAACCCATTCCAATGGAAGTTCTCGTTCTCGTTCCAAGTTGAACGCACGTACACACAACTGTTCAACCCTAAGGCGGGAGCGGGCGGCAATAACAGCGGCGTACTAACATCTGGGCAAGCACAACAAATCACTGATGAGGAGGCGAACGCATAATGGCTAACGACAGCAATGTAAATAACATCAGTGATGTCCGGCCAAACACTTCTCCTGAACTTACGCCGACGCAACTTCCCATCCGTGGTGAGAAGAGGGTCATCCCCTGCCCGGTCGATCCGAATGATCTGAATAGTACATTCGAGAGCATTGACCAAGTCAAGACACCGGGCGGCGGACAAGTTCCTGCCGATCAGGTGCCGGGTTATGGCACGCAAGGTGGAGCAGGCCGTCAGCAGTTGGTGCAACAGAACGACTTTTATAAGGCCCTCGCCCTTGAGCCCTTTGTTGATTACGTTATCATCCGCATCCCAAATCGTGGTGTGGACGCAAATGGTAAGCCAGACGCCACAGCCCCGGCTGTCTACCGCTTCCTCATCAACCCGGCACAGGTCGAGGTCAACCGTACTACCCTCGACGCACAGTCGATGACTCGTGCGGGCTGGCAGATCGGTGTATGGGGTGAAGATGTCATTCAAATCAACCTGACAGGAAAGACGGCTGGACAGTACTGGTCATTCGGTATCACGGACACCTACATGCCCTTCACTGAGTCCTACCGCAACCTGCTTCAACTTCAGATGGTGTTTGAAAACAATGGCTACTGGTTTGAGGGAGAAGCCCTCGGCGAAGGCCCGCTGGCCGCAGACTTCACTCGCCGCCGCATCAAGATGCATCAGGACGTGGAATTGATCGTTGGCAACTTCTGGTGGTTTGGGATGTTCGAAAGCTTGACGGTTAGTCAGAGTGCGGAAGAGCCGTGGATCGCCAACTTCCAGTTGACTTTCATTGCTTGGAAGGAACGCTTCCGTTCGGGATCGCCCTATCCAGACACGATTCACAACGATACACAACGCGGCCATTCGTACACGGCGTGGGCATCCTCGGCACAGTCTTCGACGGCAACTACGCAGACACCTACAACCGCGAGTCAGCCGCAGATTGGCGTGCCTACCCAGCCGACTCCTCCGCCAGTGCAGAATTCTCCGGTCGTGGCTCCGGCTACTACGGTTGCCGCTCAGGATCAATTGCTGCCGGACACCGATCCGTGCTCGTTGGACTCATCCCCAACGCTGAATTTACTCTATCCGGGGCTGCCGCAGTACACCAATTTCTGGAATGGGGTGAAGTAAATGACTAACCCGAACAACAATCAAATCCGGTTCGTCTCGCAGACTGTTCAAGAACGCGAGATTGTTAAGACAGCCCCCGATCTCATCGTGTATCTGGAAGGCTTCCCGTACCTCATCAACTACTTTATCGACGATCCGAATTCTGGGAACGATTTCACCATCGTCAATTTTAACGATTACGTCACGTCGTTCAATTGCAGCTACGATACGGAAAGTTTGATCCCCAGTGCCAGCATTGGCCTCGAAGTGCCGAACTTCCTGAAGCACCTATTCGTCATGCCGGGCGGCAACAACCTCATCCAGAGCATGATGCAAGTGCAGGTTTTTGCCAAGGGCTACTACATGTCGAATTCCGGCGACACTGTTTATCGCCGGGTCTTCAAGGGGCTTGTGTCGGGTATTTCCTACGCCGACAACGGTAAGATTCTTGAACTCCAGTTGCATTGCTATGGTTCGCTGCACTTCCTTGAGTTGATGCAGATCAACCTTGCCCCGGCCAACATCCACAACGGCACGAAAGAAGTCCATGCTCAGGAATACCAGAGCATTTTCCACGGTCTCGATCCGTATCAGATCATCGCGGGTGTCTTCTTGCTGGGGTTCCAAGGGGCTTCTGGGTTTGACATCAACTCAATCAACCAAGGCAAGGTCTCGGCTGGGTTGTTCGGTCAGTCAGTGGAGAAGGGGTACATCTCCAAGTGGGAGTCAATCCTCGCGAATCTCGCCAACGATGTCCACCTTTACGGCGTCCAGTTCAAGGATCAGGCCCAGTTCACCAAACTGTTCAAGAAGTCTGAGGTAAAGGGCGTCATGCACAAGGATGAGTTGCCTGATGCTCAGACGTACCACTCCGTGTACAACGAAGTCACGGCACAGAAGCACATCTACTACCAGAAAATTCGGCAGTATTTGCCGGACAACATCGTCAGTCCGATCACAAATTTGAACAACAAAATCATGTCCCGCATGGAAATCCTGCGGCACTATGTTGGCTTGATTAACTTCGAAGCGTATCAGGACGTTGACGGCCTGATTATCATCAAGCCGCCGCTCTATAACCTCGACGTTACAGAGCTTGGGCCTCGTGACACGAAGGCTGGGCCAACGACGAGCAATCAGCAACAGGTGGGATCGAACTACTATTCCATCGTCAACCCGCTGACGGCGATCAATCCGCAGACAAACCCATTCATCATCAACCTGTCTGAGATTTTGACTGAGCAGGAGACGGAGGATCAGGCGGCGATCAGAAAGACCCGTATCACTTGCAACGGCATTTTCAACCCCGGATTTCCGGGTGTGCAGCAGAACGATGTGATGGCTGTTGTTGACTACATCGACGTGCAAAAGTTGAAGCAGTTTGGCCTCCGCGAAGAGCCCGCCATTACCCTGCCGTGGGTGCGGAACGGCGACATGTTCACGCTGTGGGCTTACGCTGTGACTGAATTATCGCGAGCGAATCTCGCATACCGCACATACACGGTCACGATCCCAATGCGGCCTGAGCTTAAGGTCGGCTTCCCGTGTTTCATTCCGCACAAGGACATGTACGGCTACATCAAGTCGATTCAGTTGAACTATCAGGTTGGTTCGACGGCCACGATGAGTCTCACGCTTGTGGGCCTGCGTCGTCGCGTACTCCTACCGACTGAGCAGACAACGGCGGACGGCACCAAATACACGGCGTATACGAGTGCCCCGAATCTTGTCTACAAGTATGTCAAAGGGGCTCCGCAAAACGGCCCGAACCCGAACCAGTCTCCGGGAACAAACTACGGCTACTTCCAAGATTGGTACCAGACGTTGACACAAGGCAATCAGGTGCAGTATGGGCAGACGGGTAATTCGCAGCCGGATGTGGACGATCCCGCGAACCCGATGGGTGTGGCTACCACCCCGCTCCCGGCGACGCCGAACTCGATGAACACTTCACCGCAGAGCGGGCAGAGCCTCGTCGCTACCGACCATCAACTCATCATCAAGACTTGGAGTGAGAGCACCCGTGCTTGCGATTTCCGAACGCAGCAGGACACAACCTCATCTAGCTGGCAGGCCCAGAACGACACGGCTCAGACCTTCGGGAAGTCGGGAACCTACCCGAACAACAGCAAGCCACGCCTTGTTGACCAGTCGTACATCAACGACACTCGAAAGACCATTCCGTACACGGATGACAAGGGTTATGAGCTTGTCGGCGTGCTGCCATGGGGTCGTTGGCAAAACCTTCGGACAGCTTTGCTGGAATTCACCAGCGACGGTTACATCACGGCAACCACCGATCTAAACGGGAATCCGGCCCCGCCGCCCGATCTCACGATTGTGAACAATCAGGAAGCCCTCGTCTTCGCGGGTCTGGGAACGCCAACAGCCACGGCCCAGTCGGCGAATCAGCTTATTACTGCGTTATCCGACGTTCAGAACGCCGCGATCAACGACACGGTCATCGTGTTGCAGTACAACGCGGGGCAGTCGAATGATTCCCAGCTTCTCAATACGGCTCAGCCAGATACCCAGAACCGCATCATCTCCTCGGAACTTACGAATTCTCAAGTTACCGAAGTGAACATGATTGACGTATTAGTTAGTGGGCAGGTTGCCCCGACGAATGCGGTCAAGGAGGCCTTCGCCGCCGCGATCACACCAGTTCCGACTGTGCCTTCAGTGCAGGGCTTGAACACTGTAACTGTACAGAATGCCCCAACAGTCAGTAGCACGCCGACGCAAGATTCGACGGAGCTTGACCAATATCAGGGGCCAGCGACCTAAAGTAAATGGGAATCATCAAGGATAATTCGGGGTTGTATCGCCCCGGCAAGTTTGACCGGAATCGAACGGAACAGCAGTTCCAAATCTTTCTGGCCAAAGTTGTCACGGTAGATTACGAGCGAAAAGTTCTCACTCTTGAGGACACACGCGACCAGTCCATCTACATGGACGTTCTTGCGTTCCCTGCCCACTACTCCTCGTATGAAAGCAGTGATGTCACCATGCCTGAGCAGGGTACGCACTGCGTGTGTGCTCACCTCTGGTACGAGCGAGGCTCTACCTCTGTGGTGATTTTGTCTTACACGCTCATGGACACGATCACCGGACAAGACAGCATTGCTATCCGTCCGATTGAGAACAACGAAATTCAAGGCTGGAGCGACCGCATCCGTGGCGGTTATCGTAAGGCCTACCCAGCACAGCGAGCCACGATCATGACTGGTGGGTTCAGCGAAAAGCTGGACACTGGCTGGGATACCCTCACTGCTGATTTCAGCCGTGACCGTGTTGACGCTGAACGTCGGACACGCACCCAGATCACTGGACGCCGGGTCGGCTACACTGACGCTGGGCTATCGTTCTCCGGGCCGATCAATCGGCCTAATGCTTCAAACCTGACGCCAGCAATTCTGCCTGACGGAAGTTCGGAGTACATCGTCTACCTTCAGCCCGGTGCCCAACTTCAGGATCGCTACGTCTCCGGGAAACCAGATGTCATTCCGTTTGCGGAACACACGGACTTCGTGCAGGAATACTCGCTCGACTACCCGATGCCTGCCGAGATTATCCAGACCACCCTATTCGACACGATCCTCGGTACGATAGCCGATCCATGGGCACGCACGACTGTCACAGCCCCAAGCGGACAGACGGCTTATGATTCCGAAACATTCATGGTCGTCAATCAGGGCTGGGATAACCCGATCAACTCTGGGAAGACTGCCGTTGGCCCGACGTTGAATGAAGGCCCGACGCCGCAACGCCGTGCATTCATCAAGGAAGCTGTAGCAGGCACGCTGGTTGGATACAACCGTTTTGACACGATGACGTATGGCTACGTATTGAAGCCAACACTGTCGATTTCCGCGACTACAAACGTGAGTCAGGGCCGTTTCGGTGCGGACATTTCCTCGGGCTACCTGCCCGTTGTGGATTCGCCGGATCACGTTGAAGCCCGTCTTGCGGCCTCCGCTTGTGCAACGCGGTTCCCATTCGATCAGAACACGACGCGATTCGATATCACCAAGGAAGGCTTGCTGACGTTTGAAATCGGTGCCACATTACCGAAAGAAAATATCCCACTCAACAATGGCACGACGCCTTATGAGTATCCCCACGGTGCGGGCCGTTCCGTTGAAGCCCACCTTGTGGGTTCGATGAAGATGGTGGTCGGTAAGAACAGAGATGAGGAAGACGCGATTGATCTTCAGGCCCTCGGTCAAGCAGTCATCCGCCTCGGTGCCGACGACACCGCATTGCCGAATGCCCGGCGTACCGTCCTGACTCAGTTGCGAAGTAAGAGTGATGCTCCGCAAGCTCGCCAGTTGCAGTACTGGACGGCATCAGGCGTTAAATTGAAGCCCGGCGACTCCGGCGTGAACATGCAAGGCTACAACAAGACGGGAGCAGAGAGTGTTTCGCTCACCGCAGCGTTTGACGGTGCAGCAGTGCTCCGTCTCGGTGCTCGTAATCCTGCGGCCCTCCGTCGTCACTTGGTGAACGGTTATAAAGACGGCCCCGGTGTGACACCGTATGCGGTTGGTGATGCAAGTCGAATTGACTCCCACTCGCCCGGACGCCCGAACTATGGTGCCGGGGACTCAAAATACGCCTTGTCAGGATCATCTGGCAACGTCCATGACCTGACGCAGGCGGGCCTACCACAACTTGGTCTTGCCCCATTTAACGCGGCGGCATGGAGCGGAACTCCGGTGCCCGGCGATTCAAACCTGACGAATTCACCTATGGATCAGCATGGGCTTTCGCTTGATCTCCACGCGGTTCGTGACATCCTTGTTCGCGTTGGCGGCAATCCGATTTCTGGGCAGTCGATTTTATTGGACACTGCGGGCGGGCTAGTCGCAACTATCGGCTCTGATAAACAGGGCCGCTCACTCACCGCGACCTTCGACGGCGGTGTGGAAATCGTCATCAAGGCCAACAATCAGGGTAAGGCCCTGCGTATTGAGCTTGAAGGGGACATCGACATCTCGCACAAAGGAAACCTGCACTACAACACGACAGGTGACTGGATCACAGAGTGCACCTCGTGGCGGCATGTGTCCAAGACCGACCGCGTCTTCACGCAACAGAAATCCATTGATGCGTCTTTGACACGCCATACTGTGGAAGCCCCAGACATTTTGAACAACCAAGGTACCCAGAACACAGCGGGTACGGACGAGAATAGCTAATGGGAAGCCTACCGTCAGATTTACAGAACGCTCAAATTTGGCCGATCCGAGCCCTCGGTGCGGTGCAGCGGCACCAGTTCGCCGACGACCCGACCGTCCAGCAGTACTATCAGAAGGCCATGGAAGATGGCCGCTTCCTTGAAAGCAGCATTGGCGATGCAAATGCATCCCTGTTGAAACGCAAGAAAGACTTGCAGGAAAAGATTCAACAGAAGATCGACTCGGCGATCCTCGCCGCAGACGGACAGAACAAGCATCGTGTCCGTGTCTTCCTGTACATTGCTGATGGCATCAAGTTCTTGCAGGAGGTTCAGCAATTTCAATCGGAGATCACAGGAATCATCTCAGCAGTTCAGTCAAATATTGGTCAACTTCAGTCAATGGAGACCAACCTGTTGGCGATGGTGAACGCGAACCTACAGTCCATCGCCCTCCTGATGAACAACATTTGTAACTGGGGTCTACCGAGTTTGCCGTCGATTCCAAATTTGATCCCGGATTCTATTTTTCACTGGAACGGGTTCAACTTTTCGCCCTTGGCGGCGTTCGCGGCCCTGAAGCCGAACCTCACATTCAATACAAATTTCTCGTTCAGCCAGTGCATTCCGCAGCTTCCGGGTTACGGCAACATCTTTACCAATCAACCCACCATGGTGACTCAGTACAGTGGAAACACCCTCGGCACGACATCGTTTGTCCCGCCGCTGGGTGGGACTGTGCCGCCAGCGAATCAGGATTACACTGACCCGACGTTCATCAGCCAGATGCAGAGCACGACGGCCACGCCAGTTTATCTTCCGGCCAATTCGTCAACTGGTGGTACACAAACACCGTTCAATCCAAACTCGTCAATGCTTGGTGCCGTACCTGATCCGAACACGATCATCTCGGATTATCAGATGCCTGCCGCAACGTATGCAGCCAATATCGTCTCAATCGTTCCGGCCCTGCGGGACAACACTATTGAGCCGACTGATGCGGATTACGCTAACCCGAACCTCACCGTCCGGCAGTCGAACTTGCGTGCGGCTCTGGTGCACAATATCAATCTGGGTGCGGTTGTGGCTTCAAATTTCGATCCGTACATCACCTCGGCGTGGGTGTTTTACTTGGGCCTCACACGTATGTCTCGTGGTGGAAACTGGATCAACAATCTGGAGGGAGCGTACACGCAGTACATCCAGCCCACGCTGACTTCATTTGCAGACAACGCCGTGCCGTGGAACAACTATCTTGACGGCCCCGGTCTTCAGAACACGCCCACCGACATTCCGTTGATCGACACACTGACCGCAGCCACGCCGCTTGCACAAGGCAACATCCTGTGGAAGCTTTCGTATGTGGAGGCTGGCCTCCTTGGGTACACCCGCAACGCGACATGGGATGCGTATGCAGACAACACGTATCTGTCGAGCTTCACCGGGACGGACACGGATTACAAACCTACGGCGATCAATCCGTCACAGACAACCACCGTCCAGCTTGGTGAGGGCGTTGCGGAGTTTCCAGTTTTATGCACGTACCCAAATGCAATTCAGGCCGTCTTGAATCAGGTAATCGCCATTGCAACAGCAAACATCAATCTGGCAACGACGTATCAGTCCCCACGGGCTCAGAACCGTTTCACCTTCGACCAGTTCGGCACTGCCACTCAGGTGGATCGTTTCAGTCAGTTCTGGCGTGACTTCAATGCCAACCTGCAAGCTCTGCTTGTGCAAGACCCATACCTTGTGCAGTTCGTGGTCACTTATGTTGGCTCATTAGATTCAGCGGTAGACCCACTGGGGAATCCGCTCGACTACAACACGATCACGGTTGACGCCGCGACTCGTAATCGTCAGTGGACGCCGGGCACGCCGTTGCTACCAATTCCAGTCACCCCTGCCGTGGCATTCCAAAACAACACGGCACCGGACGATACGACGAGCGGCTGGACGGGCAACACTTTCAATCCGACAGCATTCTTGTCACGGCCCGATATTCAGGCTCAGCCGATTCCAGTGCAGATCGCGATGCTCCGCACGAACCTGAGCTATCAGGGCATCTTGCAGTTTCGCGATCAGGCCCAAGCCGCGATCCAATCATCCATCTCGCAGGCCCAGACGGCCCTTGCTCAAGCCCAGCAGCTTGGGTTTCAGGTCGAGTCCTCTGTCGATACAACTTCGGTGCTGCCCGGCAATCAGGGTAACACCATCTCGTTCGACAAAATTGATTTTGATGTCACGAACAATGTCACAAGTCCGAACACGTTCACCATTCAGGCTGCCGGGGCGTACACAATTTCCGGCCAGCTACTCTGGGGGCCGGGTGACGTTGGCACCCGCACAGTGACGATTTACCAGAACGGAAACTCAGTTTTCACCATTTCGACCGATCCGAGTACGGCTGGGCCAATCACGCTACCGTTCTTTACCACGCTGAACGGGGTTAACGTTGGCGATGTGTTCACCGTCTCAGCCACGGACGATCTAGCAACGCCCCAGACCATTTTGACGGGCAGCCAGTTCAGCATGGTGCAGTTCGACTCCCCCAGTGCCAGCTTACAGGTTCCGACTAACGCCAATACCGCAGCCAAGGCGTTCGTTGCCGGGGCCAACTTCCCGATAGGGACTGCGGTTTACTTCAACGCGAATGGCGACCTGATCCCGGTCGATCCGACGATCCCGATCCCGGTTCATCCGCCAGCCATTCCGCCAGCCGCTACCCCGATAGTGGACGGCATCGCCTTGGCGGCGGGCGAGACCGGGCAGCCGTTAGAGGTTGGCACCACCTTCGGCGGCGTGTTCCAGATTCTTGGAGCCAGCTTCACGGTCGGCGGTCTGATCTATGCCGGGCTGGGCGGGGCCTTGACGCAGGATTATGCCACGCTCATCACGTCCGGCGTGAACTGGGTCGTGGTGGTTGGCCGGGCGATTTCAGCCGACTCTTTCGTCTTTGAACCGCACGTTCCAACCACGCTACCGTAAACAAAACAATAGACTTGCTGTTTTTCCTTGCAAGTTTTCCCAATATCAAGTATAAAGTGAGAGGGAACCCGGAAGGTGTCAAAGCCTGCTGGAGTTCCCTTTCGATCTTTTAGAACAAACGGGCACAGCTAACTCCTGTGCCCTCAGTGTTTTATGAGTGGCCAATTTGCCTTGAAACCCGGTAGAATATAGGGGGAGGCTTAGAACGAGGAGTTTTTACGAGCAGATCGGTTGGTTGTACGAAACGAACTCGCTATGAAAACAATCAATTTTGCTGTAGCTTTACTCATTCTCGTCCTGACGGCTGGTGCGTTTGCCCAGTCCGCCCCGGCCCCGGAGCGTGTTAACTCGCTGGCGTCCGCTATCGCTGATGCTGAGGGCTTCGGCGTCCGTGGCGTCATCCCGACGCGGTACCATAACCCCGGCGACTTAAAGACCATCCCCGCCGCCGCGAAGCTGCCCGGCCAGAAGTCCATCGGCAAGGGCGGTCACGTCGTGTTCAAGTCCGACGCCGCAGGTTGGGCTGCCCTGAAAGATCAGATCGCCAAGATGGTTGACGGGCGGTCGAAACATTTCAATGCCGACATGACCTTCGCACAGGTTGCGAAACGGTACGCCGGGAACTGGCGTCCATGGGTCAAGATCGTAACCAAAGAACTCGGCGTGACGCCCAATACCACGTTGGGGACGTACTTGCTCCCGCAGGTGGAGGAGCCAGTACCGCCTTCCATTCAGGATTTGGGTGTTCAGGCTGACCTGACAATTTTGCAGTTTGATGGTGATCTTTTGCCTAAGAACTAGGTATTATGTGGGTATGAAGATCATTCAGTTGACAGACGAGCTACACGAATACCTGCTTCACGTTCTCAAGCGGCACTCAGGGATGGGTGTTGATCCGACCGAAGGGATGGCCGTGTTCCAGCTATGGGACTCGGTCACCAAGGCCGTTCACATTGACCCCAATCAACTCAAGAAGGCTCAGGCGGCAGTCGCCGACGACAAGGCCGGGCAAACTCCGACAGAATTGCCAGAGCCGCACAATATCCCGGATGCTTACAAGCACTCTGCGGAATACCGCGACGCTTAATCGAGAGTCGAAGTGAAGTTGATCGTGGCCGCGTGCACAACCCCGCCCCGGCACGCGATAGTGCCCCGGCGTGAACACGTGTCCCACGCATACGTCGGATTGGCCAGCATGGCACGCGAGTAGGCGTAATGCAAGAGAAGCTGTGCCAGATTATCCCCATTGATGTTCTGCTGCCAGATCACCGCACACCGGGGATTGTTTGTCTCCGCGAAATTCAACGCATCTGAAACGTCTGGCGTCGTGCCCGATGGCACCGGGGGAACGGTTTGATGCCCAACTGTCATCCCGCCCTCCTGCGTGACGAGATCGAAAAAGAACGCATACGGGCGGTTGCGGTCAGCGTAGTCCGGGCAGTAGGCCGCGACCTCACGCTTCGCATGCCCCAGCACGCCGTTCGATGCAATCTGCACCTGTGCCGCGATTGACTCCGGCTGACTCAGGAAGGTTACCCACTTCGCCTTTGCACCGGGATCAATGTTTGTGGTGCCGTTCTCGATGTAGTGATCGAGGCACCACTGAATCGCTGCTTGTCCCTTGAGTGTGGAGAACTGCTGGATGTCGGACGAGAAGAAAGTCTTTGCCTTATCCCACCCCATGGCGTTGCCGATAGCGGTGACGAGGGCCTGTAGCGTTCCTTGTCCGGCGTTCCATTGCAGCACGCCAGCGGACAGACCTTGGCCGTCGAAATTTCCCGTCAGCGAAGTATAGCTGGCTCCGCCTCCAGATTCAAACCCACCAGAAACTTTCAAACACAACTCAAGCAAACTCTTGTCATCCAGCATAAATCACTCCTATAAAGCAACGTCTAAGTAGACTTTGTCTTGCACGAAATCCATTGTCACCACCATGTGGGATTGAGCCGGGTCGGTCGGAAGCGGCACCGGATGCGGCGGCTGGTTGCCGGGGTCGGGGGTGTACGTCACCGAGATCACGCCGTCCGCGTAGTTGAGAGCCTGAGGATAGAAGCCCTGATTCGAGCCGTTGAAGTTGTTTGCCAAGGCGAAGGAGTCAGCCAGCAAAAATTGCATCCAGAGATTCAACGCTCCGGTCGTTTCATTCAGTATTACAAGAGAGACGGGTGACAGCAAAATCAGCCCGGCCAACGGGAATGTCGCGGCGTCGTCGCGGTAAGCATCGCCGCCGTTGATGTACTCGGAGTACCACGAAGCTACAGGCGTCGCTACGCCGCTGTCGGCAACGGGGGCGAGTGTCGCCGCCGTGGTAGCAAGCTGGAAGGTCGTGGCATTCGCGAAGGTGATCGGCCCGGAGATGTTCAAAGCAGTATGGGCTAGGCCTTGAATGTTCACGTACTGTCCCGCCGTGAAGGAATTCAGTGCTGTGTAGGTTGCAAGCCCGGCTGCCACAGCGACTTGTGTGATCGACGGGGGTGTGACGATGGCTCCGGCATTGTAGAGTTGCCCGTCGTAGCCAAAGCCCGTATGTGCTGAACTGGCAGGGTTATAGAAGGAATCGTTGTTCTTCGGCAGGATTAGGGCCGAAGCAAGAATGTCTTGGTCGATGTAATCGTAGGCCATGGTTCCCCTGTAAAGGGGAGGAATAGGCTAAAAATTCGCCGATTTGAAGTTTCCCAACTATCGTTCTCAGGGTAGATGAGAACTGCACCCGATAGCTTGATTGGCATGAGTTTTGGGCTTTTGGTTGTCAAAGGCAACGGAGAGCCCCAAGGCACCCGTCGCCGCCAGACTTGGACGGTGCACTGCATTTGCGGCACCGAGAAGCCGATCCGCGAGGACGCCCTTCTGTCCGGCAGAGTTAGAAGTTGTGGCTGTGCAACGAATCGCTTCAAGAAGTCGAAAATGGAAAAGCGATTCAGCCTCGTGAACAAGAGGTTTGGGCGTTTGTGGGTGGTTTTGCGGGCCGGGTCGGTAAAATCAGGCACCTCTTCCCACTCTGTGTGGACGTGCAAGTGCGATTGTGGAAAAGTCATCCCGGTTCGGGGTGGGCTGCTTACGAGCGGCAAAGTTACAAGTTGCGGTTGTGAGGCATAACGATGGGTCAGAAGACATATCCTGTAGCAGTTTCTCGAACGCTCGATCCGACAAATAAAAGCATCGTCACCATTGTCGGCCTCCACGACCACCAGCTTACCGACGCCGACATCAACCTGATTCAGGATAATCAGGACTTAAAGCGTACACGGCTTGTCAACGACACCCAATGCACCTCGGGCTGCCTGACTTACATGCCGATGCAGTTCAACACCTCCATCAGCAACAGTTTCACCATCCCAGCATTTGATGTGCTCTTCAACGGAGAAGTCGTCACTGTCGCTGGAACCAACTCCACGGATGTGACGTTGAACAATGTGGTTCTCCCGCAGCCGCAATTCTGGACGGTTGGCCTGAATGCTCCCGACTGCTACATCTACGTTGTTTTCTTGGAACTCTGGTATCAACTTCTGAATCCGATCACCGGGCAGGGCTACTTCCAAGACCCGATCACGAACCTGCGGTATTTCTATCCGTATGGCGGCGTCAACCCCAGCACCTCGCCGAACGGAAACAATCCGAACAACGTCCCCAATGCAGAACTTTTGCCCGACGATTCCATTGACCCATATCAGGGATTGTTCACCACCGAGCGTGCTCAGATTCAGTGGCGTCTGAACGTGCAGAGCATCGCTCCTTCGTACAATTTTACGCAGTACCGCTTCGGGCTTGATCCCGGTACGTTGGTCACTCAGGCCGTTTACGCTCAGGCTGGTTTGCCGAGCACTTCGCCCGGCGTGTCGCCGCTGTTCGGTGTCACAACCTATCAGTTCACAAACATGGGAGCAATCACTGGTGACACAGGTCTGTGGCGTGCGGGCGACGGCAATGTGAACAACAGCCTCGGCACCATGGACGGTTACAGCTACGCGATGCCAATCGCTGTTGTTTTCCAACGCAACACCGGAAACTTTGACATCGTAAACAACCTGTTTGGTTGTGCAAGCTCCAGCTTCCCAGTCGGAGTCAACGGTGGAATCAATGGCCTGTTGTCTTCCGGCGTCTCCGGTCGTTTCGACTCCAAGCTGGCCGACCAAGTTTTCCCTGATGATGTAGTTGACACCCGTCTGACTGTAAAGCTGGATGGTTGGGATTACGACCGGATCATGCGTGAAAGTTTTGCCGACATCGTTATGGGCAACAGTCGTCAGGCTATTGGCCGTGGCGAGTCGCCGGGTAACAAACCCGAGGCTCTTGGTTCAACGTTGGCCTACAACGTGTCGATGTCTACCACTCCGATTCCAAACACAAACACGGTTGGAAGTTGGGATGGTTACGCCAACGGTTTCAGTTCCGATCAGCGGGTCTTCTTCTCGACCATCGCGGTGACGACCAGTCAGAAATCGGTCGGTGCACCGGGCAACTGGGTACAGGGCGACCAGTTCACGATTTCACTGCCGAACTCTTCGACCGCTGTCATTAGTGCACTCAACGTTACGGCACTGGTTTCAAACCAGATCAATGGGACAAAGGCTCCGGCTGCCCTACTTCAAGGACAGGTCTCAATCAACGGTCTTGGCACCAAGGCTGTGTCTGTGACGATCTCGGCGAACTTGGTCAACACTGCTTTCGATCCCGGCCCGAACCCGATCTACGTGACCTTCGGTGTTCAATATCCGGCTGGTTCCGGTATTGATCTTCACCATGTTCCGTTCGCTGTTGATGGCGGAATCGTGTTCGACAGCACCTCTGGGTTGCAGGTTGCCGCGTTCGGCATCTCCGAATACGATGTGCAGGCTTCGCAGGTTGCTCTGCCCCCATCCAACTCGGCTTTGGTCACTGCGGGTGTTGGTGTCAACGCAGAGTGGGCCATTAGTCCCGAGTACTCCGACACCATCCTCGGCACCAGAATTTGGTTACAGATTCCGGGTTCTCAGGGTGTGCAGCAAACTGTCGGTGGAAACACTACTACCACATTCATTATCCCGCGAAATGGGATCAGCGGAAATCTGAATGGTTTGTATGGCGTGCGTGCGTGGGATTCTGTCACGAATGCTTTCTACCCCATTACTGGGCGAGCCATCACCCAACCCACGGTCTCTGCTCCGCTGGGCAACTTCATTTTGTCAATACAGGGTATCGTGCCGCCATCATCCACGATGATTCTTTCCATGATGGCCCAGAACACGTGCCAGTTCGCTTACAACGCCCCGGTCAAAGGTATCACTACGATTGAGGAGACGGTGTTGTTCGGCAACTACACAGCGAACTCGACGCTTCCCATGGACTCACGGGTCTCGGTAGTCTCAATCGGTTTCGATGCGGTGAACAACGTCACTAACGTCGTGCTTGCAGCCCAGCAGCCTGATCTCACGCAATTGAATGGTGGATGCACCATCAAAGGTGTAGCAGGCGACGACTTGAACAGGCTTATCTGGGTTCTTGATCCGGTGTCGGGAAACCTGACTGCCGTTCAAGTCAACAGCCTGAGCTTCGCAAACGGTATCATCACGGTCGTTGTGCCCGGCACCGTCACTCTCACAGGAACAAATGCTCAG